CAGTTACAGAAGCCACACCTGAAGTTGTGGAAGAAACTGAAAGCGTTACTCCTGGAACTGAAACAGAAGATACTGTTCTTGCTGAAGAAGTAGATGAGTCTGTCGGAGAAGGAGAAACAGATGGAAGTGGATCTGGAGATGAACGAACTGAGGTCGCTGATTCAGGAGAAGAAACCCTCGAAAGCAGAGATACAGAGGTGGAAGAAAGCAGGACTGAAGGAACTACTAGAGTCAGTAATCAAACTATTACAATAGAATCTATAGAAAAAAAGGTTAACGAAACCCTGACAAGGATAGACCAAAGACTGGTAGCCACTTCCCTCATTGTGGCAAGGGCTATGGAAAGCCCACTTTCTATGGACAATTACGGCAATACAAACAATAATATATTTATAAATCAATTAGTTATTGATGGAGGAAATTATTATGACCAAAGAGAATATGTTGATACTAGAGATATATATGCTGAGAACCAAGTTGCATATAACGACCCTGTGGCAAAGAGTCAAAAGATTCTTCAGGAATCTATAGACAATAGAATTAGGGCAGAAGAAAATTTAAAACGAATAAGAGGATATTAGTATGGGAGTAAAAGAATGGCTTGGAATAGGCTCACTCATAATTACATTATTAGGATTTGCAATCTTCCAAGGAAAGTTAATCGAAAGAATTAATGTATTAGAATCTCAACAATCAGTAGATATTAAACCCTTGACAGCAGACATTGCCGTTAACAAAGCTGAGATAGCAGTATTAAATGCCAAAGTTAATGAGATGAAAGCTAGGTCAGACAACCCTTTAGGGCAATAATCAGTCAATCACAGTCGTAAGATTTTTAATAAACCCCATTCAATCTAATCAAGAGAACATTATGCCAAAGAAAATAGATAAAGAAAAAGAACAAGATTTTATAGAATATTTTGTTGAGGGAGATTCAGCAGGAAATGCTACTCAGTCTGCTATCAAAGCAGGTTGGTCTAAAGATAAATCTCCAAGACAAATGGGAGCTTACCTTAAAAAGAAATATACTACCGAGATCAGAGAGAAGAATGAGGAAAGAATAACCTCAACCTCTGGTATGGCTATATCTGTATTACAGGATTTATTAAAGAGTGAACAAGATGCTGTTAGATTAAACACAGCAAAACTTATCCTGGAGCTAGGATCATTCTCTAGCCAGACTATAAACTTAAATGTAGATAGCACTCATAACAAGTCAGATGAAGAATTGGTTTCTGAGTTAAATGTATTAATGAAGACTATCCCAGGCCTAAAGCCTAAGTCAGAAGCAATTGAGTCTTCAGAGATTACAAAGAAGAAAATTATCTCTAAGACTAAAAAGGATATTGAAAAAAGAACAGTAAATTAGATGATACCTAAGTATGCCAAGACCAATAAAAATGGATTCTCAGGCATGTATGGAAGTTAATTTTAAATAAAATCTTCTAATTTGCCTGTTTTTACCAGTATTGGAGTTTTTTCACCTACATAGGCGGAAGTTATATTATAAGAAATATAATCATAGGCATCTTCTTCTGTCATCTCATCTCTTGTCATTAATATTTTAGCGATCTTATCAATATCATAAACTAACTTTGGCTCAATAGATTCTTCAACACCTATTATGGCTTCATCAAACCCATTTATCTTTAATAACTCATCACCATTCATATTTTGTATCATGGTATAATCCTTTCTCTGGTTTTTTCTGTAGCTTTCTAACTTTAACTTCTGATTCTTTAAAGGAAACTGTTTCTGGCAATCTTTCAGACTCAGCAATTACTTTCTCAATAGCCTGTTCTTCACTCTCAGCACCCACTGATCCACTAAAAGTAACTGTGGCCCTATAACAATAGTAATTCTTTTTCATGTATCACCTATTTTATTTATTACCATCTATTTCTGCATTTTTTGGTTGACCTATTTCTTTGTGCTGTTTAGAAAGCCATTTTGTACTTTCGACATTGTCCTCTCTTTTCCAAATCCTGTAAGTTGTTTTGCTTAACAATAGATAGTGAAATTTTAACTCACCTTTCCTAAGAAAATATAAAAGCAAAAACATATTCTTCCAATCTTCAACTAAGAAAGAATCGCCAAACACCATAATACTTAATGCTTTCATGTATTTGTAATGATTTGATTTTTGTCTATATGATAGTGATTTGAAGATTTTTTGTTGCACCCTATGAAAGTTGTGATTTTTTATACCAGGACAAAAAATGCCCTTCTGTATAATATCTGATAGACCACTTTTAATTATTTTTTCTTTATTTGAATTGTTTATAAGTTCTTCTTTTACTGTTTTAGTATTAAATTTTAAACCTAAATAACTTTCTACTTCTTTAAGTTCTCTAAATTGTTTTACCATTTCATTCCCATGAATGTCAGCTTCATTTTTTTTCAACCTTTCCAATGTCCTTCTCTCCCTTCTTTCTCTCTTTCTTCTACTTTTAACCAATTCATCTAGGTTTTCTACGCCTAAATAAGCAGGGGAGGTAGAAAATAAAAGACCTTTTGCTTTTATATCCATCATGTATCACCTAACTCTTTTTTTCTTCTAGTAAACTCTAATCTAAGTTCTTTAACAAACTCTGGAGTATCTCTGGAGTAGTCTTGAGCAAAGGTTTTGCCCCAGTTGTCTAAGTCAGACTTATTAGAGATAGCGTTTAACTCTTTAACAATCTTCTCAAAAGTTCTTTGTGCATACTCTTGTCTTTTCTTTTTAGCATAGATGTCTTGAGCCTTGATGTAGGGATCACCCTTTTCTACAAGAAATAACTTCATAGCATCACTTGAACCCCAGGGGAAATTGCTACTGCTGTTATAATCATCTTCATCTGTATCGTGTTTTTCCAGAACTTTGACTTGTTCTTTAGTAAACATGCCTGTAATTTGGTTTTCTGCCAAAAATTCTCTTTTAGTTTTTTTAAAAATACTCATGAACTCCCCAGTTTTTCTAATGCAGATTGCTCTACATTGGTTAAATAATTTATTAGTTGCTTATAATCTTTCTTTATTTCCATATACACTCCTTTTTTTAATTCCATAATAGCTGACCTTGAGAAATCCGACCAAACGAAAACCCCATTATGACAATGTAGGCACTTATCAATGCTATCCTCAAAGACTGTGTTTCCCACACCATTGCAAAAAAAACAAGTAGTATCAGTAAATAACTCCACAACTCCTGTATGAGCTATCTTCTTAGCAATAACCTCATCTTCTGTTTTAACAAAAGACTCAGCATGTTTAATTAGATCATGCCTTGCTGATTCATCTTCTAAATACTTTCCCATAAGAAGATTTAGCTCAACCTTATTTAAGTTAGCATAAGCCAGAATTGTAGATACTTCTTGAGGTGTTATAGAATCATGCGACTTGCCACTCCCAATACTCCCCATATCTAATGACTTTGGTAGTAAAATAGTAAGTAAATCTAATCTCATTATCTTCTCCAAACTCGATATTGGAGAGGTTCACCTGCAATCTTCTGTTGCTTAAAAGATAAAGGTATTTTCTTCTCCCATGCTTTATGCCTAACAGCATCAACCACTTTATACGAGTCAGTTAGAAAACTCTGTCCAGACTTCATTTTATACAATGTATCAAAATATTCAGCATACTTACTTCTGCCCTCATAGGGTATATTGTCTTCTACTTTTATCACTACCTCACTCCTTTTTATTATTATTAGTTTCTTCTAAATACATTTCTAGCAGCTCATTTTGAGTTCCATATTTTTCTTCCCAGACTCTATTTCCTAAAAAATGTAGACCTTGTGAGCCTTGATGATGATGGTGGCATAGAGGGATAAAATCTTCTGACTTCATTCCCATACCAGCACCTGTTAAATGATGAATACAAGGCTCAGTATAAACGCCATACAAAATTTTACATAATATGCACCCATACTCAACTGCTTCCCCATATCTTCTTTTCATTTCTTTATTTGGTTTCTTCGCCAATGGAATACTCCTTTTTAATCTTTGCAAATTCATCTAACACAGCTAGACTTCTGAGTCTTTTCTTTTCCATTGTCTTAATAAACCTTTTATAAAACTTCATGGCTACTAATTGCATATCTGTTTCAACCCCTAAGTCTTTATATCTTTGGTTTCTAAAAGAATGTTCTTCAAGGTCGGCTTTTAACATATCAAGCCTTTCTTCATAGGTTTTACATTCGTATACCAAAGCCACCCAGAGGGAACTAAACCTTGATCTTTCTTCCCTCGTTGTCCTAAACCCAAACTTTCTATTAAAATTATCTGGAATATTACTTCTCATTGTCTTTCCTTAATCTTTTTATGTCTTTAGGTGTCAAAAAGTATTGCTTGATTCTCTTTTTGTTTGGTAGATCAACCCATTCATCTTGCACAGGCACTCCAGATTCTTTCAAATCCAGTATTCTCCTAGCTCCATACATGCTGAATATGGGTTTCTGGCTCATACCCAAGACTGTTAGTTTATTCCCCTTGAGTAAACTCTCATAAATCATCT